TATAGCAGTAAGTTGTGCTGACAAGTTCTCTGTCTTGCTTATCCTTAAATAACTCTGACTCATCAACCCAATCCTCACGCTCAAGGATCGGCATACCACTCATACCATCTACGTCCCACTCACTCTAAAAAAACATTAGTGGTATCGCACAGATGTTGAATTGGGTCTCCGAACTTCTGGAATTGAGGTTGCAGTTTTTGATAGCTGATTTGATGCTATCTCCCCTACCCCAGTGATTATTACTAGACACTACATGGTATCGGTAATCTCCGTTTTTCATTCCTCACCCCCATCAATTTTTATGGTGGGTTCTGCAAAAAAACTGTACTGATTTAATACCGCGTCTTTCAAGAAACTCAAATCACTCGCACTAACACTCCCGTGTATACCAGTAATAAGAATGGTGTGTTCATCGGGTGAACCACCGTCAGAAACTTTTAAATCAACTGTCCACGCTTGCCCGTTTTCCCCAACTATTCGTTGGTTTTTATAATTTTTCATTTCAACCTCTCCGTATTGTTAAAGATCATGTACCCTGTCCAATCAATCTCTGTTTCTTTTTCCAAGGTACAGCCCATCATATCATAGTTAACTCTTGGTGTCAACAGCAATTGCTATTCGATTATATTTGCTTTGACCTCTAGCTAATGCTATAATGCTCAAAAGACAATAAAACGGAGAAATGAAATTGAAAGATATTTTTGAGTCACTAGTCATAGTGGCAGTATATATAGCGTTGATAGGGTTATTCACCATGATAGGCAATGGGGTGTTGTATGCGAAGTCATGAGTTGCTTACCCTAATCACAGAGACAGTCAGCACCCGAAAAACTACGTTTTATGCAAAAGATGGTGAGGTCTATGACCGCTCAACAACTTGCGGGGCTAGTGAAGTTTTTTCCTGTCCGCGCAGAGTAGCCTATCTAAAACAAGGTCTCCCAGAGGATGTGGATTTTGTTCCGAGTTGGGGATTTGCTGAACGTGGCAATAATATTGAGCCGTGGGTGGGGAGTGCCATTAACGAGTCATTACCCCCAAAATATATATTTAATTCATGGGGTACAGGGCAAGTTACTTTGAGCCTTGATGAACTTTCGTGTACTCCCGATGGCATTTTGCACTCCCCAAATGGGGCAATTCAGGTAGTTGAGATCAAATCAATAGACCCACGCTACAAAGGCGAGTTACCAAAAGACGCTCACATTCTGCAAGTTCAGGTTCAGCTAGGTATTATGTCACATTTAAGGGAGTCGAATGGCGATAGCCCAGTTAACTCTGCACTCCTTATATATGTGAACGCTAGTGACTATTCAGACATAAAGATTTTTGACTTACAGCGTGATAGTGCAATATTTAACACAGCTAAAGAGAGGGCTAAACGGGTTTTTAATGAAGACCCAGACACGCTATCTGCGGAAGGTAAATATCTGGGTGAGTGCGATTACTGCGCGTACACAGAACGATGTGGGGAGTCTATTTTAAAGTTCATGCCCAAAGGCGAGGACATATCCGAGGAACAGGAAGAGACTTTATTCAAACTGATTAGTGAGAAAGATGAGGTAGATATTGAGCATAAGAATTTTAAAAAGAAACTGGAGGAGAAGAGTGAGGAGATAAGAACTTATCTCAGAAATGAAGGTATAAAGAAAGTAAATACAGATGCTTTTTCCGTGTCGTACTCAACTATGGCAGGGCGTAGGAAATTAGATTTTGAAGCTATCGAGGGCGATGGCATTGATCTTTCTGATTATTACACCATTGGAAAACCATCTCAAATATTAAGAACTAAGAGGAAATAAAATGGAACTAGCAATTAAAAATAGCGGTATGAGTGTGTTTGATTCTTTTGAAAAATCGAACAGCAATATGAATTACGTCAAATTCAAAGGTGGTGATTTCACATTTGGAAAAGACGAAGATATGATTATGGATGATGAACTCTTCATGGCAGATATGTCGAGCCTAGCTAAAGGCTTTATCTGTTGGAAGGGTAGAAAGCCAGTTGATGAGCAGATGGCAACGTACATTGACGTTGAAAATGGCAACGCGAGTTTCCCGTTAGAGAAGGAACTCCCTGACCACTCTCCCTACAACTCTGATAAGAATGAAGGTTGGTCTGAGCAGTTGAAGATTATCTTCTATCACTTAGAAACGGGTGAGCAGTTTCAGTTTGCCACCACAACAGTTGGCGGTAATCGAGGCATAGGTGAGTTAACTAAGTCATGGGTTAAGGAAGTCCGTAGGGGCAATCTACACAACCCAGTTGTCAATATGGAACATTGGATGATGCCAAATTCATTCAATCCCAGAGGATCAGCCGCGCCTAAATTCCCTATACATTCTTGGGCTAAAGATATAGACGATGCCCAGAAGAAAGCAAAGGCGACTACGGCTAAACTGGCAGAACCGACAATAGTCTAATGCTTGAGAGAGATATTGAGAAATATCTCGTCACTCAGGTCAGGAAACTTGGTGGGAAGGCATACAAGTGGTCTAGCCCTTCTCACCGAGGAGTACCTGATAGGCTTGTCTTTCTCCCCCACGGCATTTTGCTTGCTGTGGAGTTGAAAGCACAAGGCAAAAAGCCGACAAAACTTCAGCACTATAGTCACGAAGAACTGCGGGCATTGGGTGCGGAGGTTTTAGTTATAGACTCAAAAGCAAAGGTTGACGCTTTGTTGGGGAATTTCAAATGAAACCACCATTAGTTAAAGCACAGACATCCACTATAAGAAACCAAGTCTTAGAGGTTATTAAGACAGCGGGGTATAGGGGGTGTATATCAGATGAAGTAAGGCAACAACTCCCGCAGTATTGTTACGGGAGCATTACACAGAGATACCACGAATTAATTAAAAGAGATTTGATGTACCGAGATGGGTACAGGCGCGGCAACACGGGTGCGAAACAGTCCGTCATGTACGCTACAAATCTTCTCGTAGTTAATGAAGAGGGTGAGTTAGTTAAAGTTAAAACTAGAGATGGGGTGCAAGATGAGTTATGAAAGAAAGAAAGTACCTAAAACAGAGGAAGACCACGAAGATGACAGAGAAGGATTAATAATTTTTGTGGTGGCTAATATAAATAAGCTGACGGGGTTCACTAGGGAGGCAAGTGAGTGTCTTGGGGATGTTTCCTTGAGTACGTTGTGGGAGTTATCCGACACGGTTGAGACTCTAGACGCTAAAGTTAGGAATCTTGTATCAGATGAAAAGTATGTAGGTAAAGTATACCAACCAGACGTAAATTTGGATTTGGACGATGCTGAGTCCTGATCTTTTAAAAGACTACCAGAACCGAGGTATACAATTCGGGATGGACAATGCTGACTTAGGTTGTTATCTAGCCGCAGATTGTGGGCTAGGTAAGACCGTGATGATGCAGACTATTCTAAGTATGCTCTTGAGTTCTGGGGTTTCTAAACGTGCGCTTGTACTTGCCCCTCCCAGAGTCGGTAAGTTTGTATGGCGGCAAGAGTCTCAGGCATGGAGTCATCTTACAGATTTAGAGGTAGTCCCTGTACTGGGTACGCCTAAACAGAGGTTGGAAATACTAGAGACTGAGCCACAAGTTTCTGTTCTGTCTTATGACCTACTGTCTTGGCTAAATGAAACTTATGGGGATGACCTACCATTCGATACCTTAGTCTTAGATGAAGCGTCTATGGTTAAGTCAAGAACCTCCAAACGGTTTAAAACTTTAAGGAAAATGCGTAGTAAGTTTGAGCGTGTATATCTGATGTCAGCAACACCTTCTGCCGATTCTATAGAGTCACTGTGGTCTCAGTATTTCATGTTAGACAAGGGTGAGAGGTTGGGAAAATATTTTACCTACTTTCAGCGATCTTACTTTTACCCTACAGACTACAACAAGTTTTATTGGGAGTTGAGAGAGGGGGCGTTAGATAAGATAGTTAATAAAATATCTGATAGAACTTTAAGACTTTCAGCAGAGGAACACCTTAACTTACCCGCCCTGTCGCACAATAAAATACGGGTTGATCTGGGTGATTGCTATAGTGACTACCTAGCATTAGAGAGGGAGTTTTTCTTGGAGTTAAGGAACGCCCCCATTGTCGCAGTCAACTCAGCGGTGCTGTCTGGGAAACTGCGGCAGTTTACTAATGGCTTTCTATACGATGAAGATGGGGATAGTCACGAAGTTCATACTGCTAAGTTAGACGGGTTGGGTGAGTTGTTGGAAGATACTAAGCCCTTACTTCTATTCTATGAGTACAAGTCAGATTGGGAACGTATTAAAAAGAGATTCCCATTCGCGGAGCATATAAAAGACGTAGGCGTTATAGATCGGTTTAACGATAACAAAGTCAGGTTGCTCTGTGGCAATAGCAAGTCAATGAGTCACGGGCTTAATCTTCAGATGGGCGGGTGCAGTAGGATGGTGTTCTTTTCCTTGCCGTGGAGTAATGAACTCTACACACAGGCTATAGGGAGACTACACAGACAGGGTAACGACAATAGAGTTACCGCGCATTATATTGTTGGGCGTAACACCATTGACGAGAAAGTCAGCAGGGTTTTAATCAACAAGCAGAACTTACAGAAGGAATTATTAGGTGGGATTAAATGACCTATCTATACGCGCTTTTCGTTATGCCCATACTTATTATAGTTGGGATTATAGATGCAATTTTTAGATTAATTTTAGGAGATAGAAGTGGGAAATAAGGTAGACCTTGTGAACGCTCCTCCCCATTACACAGAGAGTGAGATTGAGTGTAAGGACGGGATAAAGGCGGCTTTAAAAGGATGTAAAGATTCGTATATGGGGTGGTGTCTGGGTAACACAATAAAATATATCTGGAGATTTGCGTTCAAGGGAGACCCTTTGGAAGACTTAAAGAAGGCATCTTTTTACTTAACCGAGGCAATAGGACGTTATGAAGACTTGTACACAGACTACGGAAACCTCCCCCGTAAGAAATAGCGGCAAAGGAATCATAGGTAAGTCTGGTCTACCCCCAGACACGCCAGAAGAGAAAGCCAAGAAACGTGAGATTGTGATGTTACTACGATATATAAATAGAAATTCACGCAGGGTCACTAGGTCGGGTGGAAACTTAGACTGTATGTACGGTTGGGAGTTTATAGCCACAGGTACAGACGTTGTAAGCTACGCGGTTAATATACCTTCCAACAGAGGGAGTATTAGATTAAAACGTATTAAATATGCTACTGCGGCTAACTACCAGAAGACATCTAGGCGATCTTACCTGTGGGGTAGGCTGGAGATGTACGAGGATATTATTTCCATACTTGCCGCAGGGGTAAGACGTACGAAGTTGTCACTGAGTAAAACTAATGCTGAAGGTGAGTGGGTAGTACAAATAAGGCACTAGGAATTTTAGAGTGTGGGTAACGCCAACACCAACGGAGATTGGTTGGAGTGGGTGAGACCCCACGTTACCCACAGTTCTCATTATACATTTTCTTCGGGGGAAAGGGGGAAAGGGGGAGTGTTTCTAACGCTCCTGTACTCAAATGAATATTATTTAATGTTTTTTCCTTAAAATAAATTGTTTTGGATTCAGTCGGAGATAAAACACCCCTCTTTTCCCCCCTTCCCCCCCACAATTTTAAGGGTAAACCCAATCTTAAAAGAAACTTAAAAATCTTAAATCTTAAATTTACTCTTAGTGTACTGTCTCTTTAACTGGGAATTTACCGAGTTTCTTCTCAGCCCTCAATTCTCTGGTGGTTCTGAGCAATTCCTTCTTACGCTTGAACCACTCAGCCCTAGATTCTTTCTTCTCCTCTCCCTCAGTATCCCTAGTTGCTCTCCCTAGAGAAGATTTAAGAGAGGACTTGTTAACTCTGAACGCTGGTGTTCTTCCGCGCAACAGGTCTGCTACTTTATATTTAGGCATACCCCCTGCTCGTAGCGACT